ATATTGAACCTATGTACACCAATGATGCTATGGCATGGGGAACTGCTACAGAACCACAGGCGAGAGTTGCTTATGAAGTTAAAACAGGTAATTTTGTTGATCAAATCGCTTTTATCGACCATGACGTTATATCTTGGTTCGGTTGCTCTCCTGATGGCCTTGTCAATAATGATGGGCTTATTGAAATCAAGTGTCCTAACTCTGCTACACATTGGGCAACAATTAAGGATGGTAAACCACCAGCTAAATACGTTATACAAATGCAATCCCAAATGGCAGTAACAAATCGAGAATGGTGCGATTTTATCTCGTTTGATCCTCGTATGCCAGAACGTAGTCAGTTGTTTATTTGTCGTGTAGAACGTGATAAAACGATGATTGATGAAATAGAATCTGAAGTAGTCAAGTTTTTAAGTGAAGTTGAAAGTGAAGTGGAAAGGATGAAAAATTATGGAATTTAATGATTATTTTGAATACAAAAATGGGGAACTTTATTGGAAGAAATTGCATGGTAGAAAAAATACTATAGGTAAAAAAGCTGGATTTTTATATAAAGATGGTTACATAGGTGTTGGCTTTAATAAAAAACAGTACAAAGTTCATAGAATAATTTATGAAATGCATTATGGATATTGTCCAAAGTTTTTAGACCATATTAATGGCATTAAATCAGATAATAGAATTGAAAATTTAAGAGAAACCACAAGAAATCAAAATGGTTACAACACTAAATTAAATATCAATAATACAACTGGAATTAAAGGAGTTCGTTTAGATAAAAAAACTAATAAATATCGAGTTACTTTTAGAGTAAACAAAAAAATGATTAATTTTGGAAGTTATTTTGACATAGAAGTAGCAAAATTTGTAGCAGATGCAATGCGTTATAAATATCATGGCAATTTTGCCAGATTTAATTAAGGAGAAATAAATTGGGAATACGTTACTACGTTAAGGCTGCATTAAGTGAGTTTACTGATAAAGACGGTAAGTCCAAGAAAAAATATCAGTCAATAGGAGTCGTTATTGAAACCAAAAACGGCTTAATGTTAAAACTTGAGTCATTACCATTACTATCGTTAAAAGATGGTTCTCTAATGGCTTATTTGAACGAACCAGAGGACAAGCCAAGTGGAGAATTTCCAGCAACTCTAGCTGATATTAAGGATGACTTGCCATTCTAGGAGATTTCTATGACACCATACAATACAGGTAAGGTCAAAATAGGTATTAACTATAAACCACGACCATATATTGAAACTGATCCTGATATGCTTAGACTACAAACAGCTTTACTGTCTAAAGGTATCTGGGATGCGTTTAAGAAATGGTTATCAAAGTGAGAACGGTTATTAACGTAGCCGTTATTTTTTCTTTATTGGTGTGTTTATTTGTTATTTCTTTAACTGAATTAGAAAGATACCAAATTAAAAAAGATTGTGGACTCATGGAAATAAGTCCTGATTTCACATCAAAAGAACGTCAAATGTGTAGAATGATTCGTGGATCAGTTAAATAGGCACTAGAGGATGTTACAAGTAAGTTTTTTTCCTATTTTCCGACTTACAGCTAGCAGTAACCAAATCTATGATCCACCTAATATCTTTTCTACATTTTGAATCTTTGCTATACGATCATCCAGTCCTAGCAAAGCCCCATTAATACGTTGCGTCATGGTTTTATAATCACTAGCGTCTGCTGCCATATTTAAATTCCGTTTATTCCAATACCATCCAGCAGATAAACAAGCGTACTCTGGTTGCAACAGTAAATCAGGATTATTAATGGCATCCACTCCTGACGAATCACTAAACGATTTATAGTTATCACGGCCAGTCAATTGAATTAATCCACGACCATGATACTTCCATCCATCACCATCTTCTAAATTGCCCATACGACCACCATATATCTTGTTAGCAATCTTTTCTGGTGTATCAAATAATAATGCACTCTCTACAGTAGGAAAACGGCTAGGAAACACGATATGAAGTCTATCAGGTTTATAGTGTAAGTTTTCTTCTAATACTTTAAAGTTACCAGATTCATGCTGACATTGACCAATAAAACTAGCTTGTCTTTTAGGAGTTGATATATCGTACTTAGCAAATACATCAATTAATGGTTGTAACCACTTTTCATCAAGTCCTATTGCTTTTAATTGATCATTTGTCATCTTGCTCTTGTCCTATTTTGATACCTGTTATAAGTCCTATAAATCCACCAATAATTGTTTGAAATGCTGGTGTAATCGCTTCAAATATCTTACTGTTATCGACTTGAGTATCAAATAATCCAGCAAGTAAAGCACCTACCATTCCAATAATTACAATACATAATGTAATGGTTACGCATACAGTTACAAAGCCTGGAACAGATTTAGGACTAATCATTTAGAAGCAACTCCTTGCATTTTTTCCATTGTTCTTAATCCACCCATACCAAGCATACCCATCATTAATTGCCATAAGTTATCATCAAGTCCTGGTAATGGAGCAATTGCTATACCAAAATTAGGCAATATACCCATCACTAACGGCTTTAAAAGATACTGATAAGCAAGTGCTAAGGCACATACCCATCCTATCGCTGGACGCCAGCCTGACACGAATATAGACAAATTAGACGCTTCTACTTTATTAATGTCGGTTTGAGCCGTCATTACAGATAATTCACCAGACTGTTGCAATTCTAAAAGTTTAAGTTTTGCATCGGCAGCTTGAGCTGGATCAGGAAAGATACGAGATATTAACGTATTACCTAAGTCTAATGCTGCTGAAATTGGATCTAGTGCCATAGTTAGTCCTTCAATAATATTATTAACATCATACAAATCAATGCAAATATTGTCCACCATTTGAATAAATCATCATCCACGCACTATATCCTTCTTGGTTCGAACAATTACTTTATGTTCCATAGGAAACTTTACTTTAGGTTTCTTATGTAATTTTTCTTCAAAATGCAAATAAAATACATTTGCCCAGATGAACAACTCAATCAAATAAACAATGAACCAAATGGTTGCCCATGTCATACAAGATTAAAATAAAACAACAAACTGGTAACAATAAACGCTGCAAAGAAACACCAAAACTGCACTCGTCTTACGTCTTCTAATTTATGACCGTAATACTTCTTACTTTCTAAATGTTCTTTTTCTACTACTTGCTTTAACTCTAAAACTTTGCTCCATTCTTTAGCACCGTACTTAGCTTTAAATTCTTTTTCAGCTTCGTTTTCAGCTTGAATAATGGCACTTTGATTTTGATACTCTTGGATAGCTCGATATATCATCGAGTTTTCCATTGCTTCTTCGTGAATCTTATGCTTTTTTCGTGCTTCTAATTCCTGTAATGCGACTTCTGTTCCATCTCGTTGTATGTTTTCAATGCTTTTGGTGAGTTTCTTTCCAGCTTGCCTAGTTTGTTCCAAACTATCTGCTAGAGAGCTTGCACCTTCAGCAATTGGATTAACCATTTCATTTTGATATTAAATGTTGAACAATATCGACAATCATGTCTTTACCAAAAAATACAGATATAATCACAGCGTATAAAAGATACTCAATACGTTGCATACGCTTAGATCCTTTATCAAACGAATCTACAATGGCGTTGTAACGTTGTTCGCATACCGCTTCATGCACAGACAAACGCTTATCATTTTCAGCTATAACTGCTTCCATATCCATACCAATCCTTCGTTAAATTGATTGAGCCCACGGCAACTTTGGAGTAATAACTGTTGGATTGGCTAATTCATTAATTTTTATATCTAAATTAGTTTGAATTGCTGTAATTTGTTCATTACCCATTGCACTTTGTATCCATCCAATAACTTCAGCTTGTGTCAAATTTGCAAATGGAGTAAATTGGCTTCCTGCAACATAAGTTAATGGTTGAACTCCATAAGTATTTACAATATATGTACCATCACTTGCTGTAACATTCCAATGCACGTTAAAAACTAAATTGGTTTGTCCTTCAGCACTTGGGTAACAATCTAATTGGGTAATATTCCATGTATAAGTATTCATATTTTTTCCTATTTAAGAACAAGTGTTAATAATGACTGAACCATCAAAAGATGTTCCAGTATTGTTTGTTATCGTAACGGATGGAGAACCACCAATACCATCATTACAAGTTACTGCAATATTAGTAGCTGCTGAAATTGTAGTTACTGTGCTTGGCCATCTTAATAAATAAAATCCATTTGTAGAAGTCGCACCACCACCAACAACTCCACCTACAGTTATATTACCAACACCATAAGTAAATGCTTTAACAACAATAGTTATTGAAGCACCAGAAGCTAAACTTATTGCTTTACCAAAAATAGAATTATTGCCAGTATATGTATTTCCAGTTATGGATAAATTATTAGCACCTGTATCAGTAGTATTTCCAATGGAAACACCACCTGATTTAAAAATCCTCATTTTTTCTGTACCACCAGAACTGCTAGTAAATATTCTTACATCTTTATTTGCTTGAATTGTGGTATTAAAATCTGATCCATCATATTGACTTAAAATATAACCGACTGCTGATCCTGCATAGAAAAAATTTATTTTTGTGCCACCAGAATTAGTTGTTGCAGTAGCGTTATTTATACCTAAAGTAATTGGTGTAGCATTAGATCCATTAAGAGCCAATAATCCATAAGTAGATGGACTCGTTGTTCCTATACCTAAATTAGTTCCATCAAAATATAAATTAGAACTTTGACTAAATGAACCATATAAAACTTGATTGGCAGTAAAACTTGTTTGAGCAGTTCCACCATTCGCAATTGGTAATGCAGTACCAGAATAAGTTATTGCTAATGTTCCAGATGTCGTAATAGGACTTCCAGAGA